GGCGCGGATTCCTGATGTACCAGATTATGTCTCCTCCAACCTGGGGAGGATACGGCGGGCGCGACCGGGAAAAGGCACACGGGTCGGCAAGATCATAAAACCGCTACTCCACCAGGAGGGCCGCTACTATGTCTACATGCCTCCTGGCAACGGCAACATCTTGCGCGAGAACCGTGGGCACCCACGACCGAAGACGGTGTTTGTCCCCCTAGCGCGGCTGGTGGCAGCAGCCTGGCTGGAGTGGCCGAAGGACTGGCCATTCCAAAAGTATAACGCTCACCACAAAGATGGCAACCCGGGTCACGACTGTGACACCAACCTGGAGTGGGTGACACGCTCCCAGCACATGAAGAAGACCTGGGCCCGTAAACGGAGGGAGAGAAGGCTTGCGGACGACGATACAGGACGGCCGCCGGACGTGCCACATCTACGTGCGGAACCCCCACCTGACGACGACGACGAGGACGACGGATATTGAGCCGGAGCGCCCTCAGCTAGGCGTCAAGGGTTTCCTTCAGTGGTTCCGGGAACGGGGTGCCCAGTGCCGGATGCCCTGCCCCCACTTCACGGCTGAGGACTACGGCATCGCCGCCCGGCTGCTCAAGCGCCACGGACGGGAGCGGCTGGAAAAGCTCGCCGAGTATTTCTGGCACTGGCACAGCGAGCCTTTGCGGGAGGGCTACACCCATCCCCTGAAGCTATTTGCGTCGGCCATCTCTGAGATTGAGGCGGCGATCCAATGACTGACGACACCGCCTACCGGGCCGTCTGGTTGCTCCTTCACGACCGGGAGTTCATCAAAGCCCACCGGACACTCAACCCGAGTGTTTTCCCGGCGGGACCAATGCGGTATCTAGCCGACTTAGCTGTGCGTCAGTGGGAACGCTACCGCAGCACCGTAACCGCCTCCGTCCTCAACCAGGCTATGGAGGTGGAGTACCCGCAGATGCGGCGGATGCGGACCAACCAGGAGTCGGTCATCCGTGTGTACCTGGACCTGGACGCCACCGCCCCGGATGAGGAATCACTGCCCTATGCCCGGGAGGTCTGTGCGGCGTGGCTGAACCAGTACACGCTCGGCGCCTACGTCGAGAAGGCGGGGGCGGCCCTGGAGCGGGGCGATGTAGATAAGGCACGGGAGGCCATGAGCACGGCCTTGGCGCCGACGGCCACCGATGAGGAGAACGTCCGCCTGTCGGACTTCCTGGACCGCCCCGCCGCCGGCGAGAGGGGTGCCCCTATCCCCACCGGCCTCTACGACTTGGACAAGCTGTGGGATGGCGGAGTGCGGCCCGGCGAGCTGGGCCTGCTACTCGGTCCGACGAACGTTGGGAAGTCGATGGTAGCGGTTAGCTTCGCCGTCCAGGCCTTCTGGAAGAATCACAGTACACTCTACTACACCTTCGAACTGACGCCGGATCAGATACTCCGTCGTGCCGTGACCGGCATCTTGGAGCGGGGACAGAAGACCCTGCGGTGGCCCAGCGACGGGCCCCTTCCCCGAGCGACCTGGGATAAAGAATTGGCACGGGCCACCGCTGTCAGAAAGAGGAGCAAGCTCCCAACCGCCGACATCGACGTGCGGACGGGGCTCATGTCGATCCAAGGCCTCATCCATGACGTTGATGAGTACATCCTAGAGTATGGCCAGCCGCCCGGCCTCATCATACTGGACTCGGCCGACGAGCTGGCACCCGCCCGCCGCCAGCAGGCGACATGGGAGGAGTTGCGGGACATCTTCACCGCCCTCCGAGGCGAGCTAGCCCAGGGTCGGCAGGTGCCGGTGTGGAGCACCGGGCAGGCCAAACAGGAGGCGGTGGATAGGGCACGCATTAGCCTGCGGCATGTGGCCGGCGCCTTCGCCAAGGCCCAGAAGGCGCACTTTGTCCTGGGTCTGGCGCAGACAGGGCCGGAATTGGAGGACCTAGAGGGGCCTTTCGTCAACATTTTCGTGCTGAAGGACACACTCCACGGCACACGGGGCGGCTTCCTGCGCTGCCAGTCCACCTTTGGCCGCGGCGGTGACGGATACCCGGGACTTGAGGTACGAGAAACCCACGGCCTACCGGTGGCGATGGAGGACGATCCGACATGACCACCAGAGAAGGCGGGCAGGTAGATAGATGCCCATAGATCCCGACGCCATGATCGATCTGCTCCTGGAGTACGGCTTCGACACCGACATGGTGGAGGACGACACCGAGATTCGGATGGCCTGCCCACTCTGTGCCGACGACAGCAAGCGACTCTACATCGAGGCCGAAAGTGGAATCTGGCTCTGCTTCCGCTGTGACGAACGCGGCGATCTGTTCGACCTGTTCCACCGCGTTCTGGGGCTCGACGTGCAGGAATCCTTCGAGGCACGGCGCAAGGTTCGCCACCGGCCGGAGCCTGAGTTTCGCTTCGGTAGGCAGGTCCCGGCCCCCATGCCCGGCATCAACCTGCCAGCCGAGTTTGAGCCACTGTCGGTGGACCGCCGCAACGAGAGCGATCAGGGTCTCTACTTCGAGTACCTGGCTGGGCGGCATGTGCCGCCGGAAAGGGCCGTGGCCTACGGGATGGGCGTCTGCGCGTCGGGTTACTACGCCAACCGGCTCATCATACCTGTCCGCTACAGGGATCACCTCTATACGTTCGTGGCCCGTGCCTTAGACAATGCGGAACCGAAGGTGCTGTACCCCGAGGGCAGTCGGCGTAGCGATATGCTGTTCAACCTGGACAGGCTGGAAAGAATAGTGCCCCTGCATCCGCTCGTGATCACGGAGGGCGCTTTCGATGCGCTGCGGATGCCCAACTGCGCGGTCGCTCTCCTGGGGAGCCAGATGTCGCCCATGCAGGTGACGTTGCTTGGGCGTATGCCCATCACTTGGCGCCCGTTCATTATTCTGATGGATGGGGACAGCGCCGGACGAAAAGCTAGTTATCAGATCCACCGGCTCCTCTGGAGCCACAACCTACCCCACGTCGAGGCCCGTCTGCCGGACGGCCTCGACCCCAGTGCAGCCCCCGCCAAGGTTCTCCGAAAAGTAATTCAAGAAACCCTTGACTTATAGGTTGCTTGGTGCGTTAGACTCAAAGTAGGAAATGAGAAGGCGGCGAACTCCTCACTACGGCGAGGCCCTGGTCAACATCCTCGGTATGGGCGGCCTACTGGTCTTCTACCAGTTCCAGGCCATCGACCTCTTTCTCCACCGGAATGCCACGGGGCTCTCGCTCCCAGCATTTGTCGCCCTCCTCATCGGGTGCTGCGGCTTGGTAGGTGCCAGCCTCCGCATCCGCTCCAAGGTTCTAGTCGCAGTCAATCTGGTGGCGGCTGTCTACACGGCAGCCACCATCGTGGGGATCATCTTGTGGAGATGATGCAAGAAGGGAGAGCCAAATGAAGAAGTATGTGCTCATCGTAGGGCTGGCGGCCCTGGCCGGTGGCCTGGCGAAGGCGGCAACCTTTGCTGGCCTGCTCGGACTTGACGCCAGCACAACGGCCTTCCTAGTGCTGGTTCTGGTGGGGGCCGGCACCCTGGTCGCCGACCTGAGCAAGAAGTTGGAGGGGTAGGAGGAGAACAATGGCAAACTGGAAACGCGCTGACATTGCCGACTCTCTGGCCGGAGTCGATGAGATCACAGACGGCGTACCGATCTACCGGCCTGAGAGTGGGGCTGGCGGACGGTGGGCCGACAACTGGGTGCGGATCCTGCCGCCGCGGGCGGACGCCCCAGATGGGCGCTTCTACCGTTGGGTGGCCGTCCACTTCATCGGTGCCGAGAAGCGGCCGGTAGTCTGCCCCCGCAAGATGTTCGACGAATCCTGCCCTGCGTGCGCCCAGGGACGAGGCGACGGCAACGAGCGCAAGGGCCCTCGGTGGGTAGCGATTATGAACGTCATCTCCCTGAACGAGGACGGTACGGCCAAGGATGGGGTGGTGCGCGTGTGGCCCTGCCCACGGACGACGATGGACGATCTGCGGGATGCGATCTCGCGGTTGCCCGCAGACGAGCAGGACATCACCGACCCCGAGACCGGTAGGCCGGTGTGCGTCCGCAGGAAGGGCACGGGACAGAAGGACACACGCTATCAGATCGCCTTACCCGATGGGGCCTTCCCCCTTGAGGAGACCGTGCTTCTGGAAGGGCTCAACGACCTGACTACCACATATGAGGTCGTATCGCCAGAGCAGATGGTCAAGTTGCTCACCGGCCCTGACGACCCGTTCCAGGCCGCTGGTGAAACGCCGCGCCTTCGGGCCGCGTTGCCCCCTCCGGCGGACGACGACGACGATGACCTGCCCGCTCTGACGGGAGAGGTCATAGACCCCAAAGAAGAAGAGCCGGCACCGACACCACGGAAGGCGGCGGCGGCTCGCCAGACCCCGACGGAGGAAGAGAAGCGGGCTAAGGAAAGCCTGAAGGCGAAGTTGCTCCGGGCCTCAGCGCCGAAGGAGTAGGCCCCGGCCTACGGAGGGAGAGAGACATGCCAGAACCAACAGGTTGCAGCAAGGAACCAGGGGTCACACCGATCCACGAGATCCTTGTGTCAGCGGTGTGCGAACTTGGCCGCGCTCATGGGCTTCTGTCCGAGATTCTTGGGGACCCCGAAGCCGAAGACGCGGAGAAGCGCCCAACACCGGCCACAGTCTCCAGCCTAGCAAAGGAGTGTCAGGACAGGGCCATAATGCTGGCTGACAGGCTGGCAATATTGCGCGATAGGCTGGGTGGCTCGCTCTAGCACGTCCGGCCCCGGCCTACGGAGGGAGAGACATGGCGAGGAAAGCGAAGGCGTCCCCGCCCGAGGACGGCCTTTCCTTGGAGGAACGTCTGGTCGCCAAGCTGGGCTCTGAACAAGCCCGCCTGGCCTCCTCACCCCTATCGTCCGACGTACCGGACTACATCAGTACCCAGTGCGCGACGTTAGACTTCGCCATTGGCCGGCCCGGCATCCCCGTGCGGAGGCTGACCGTGCTCTATGGCCGTGAAGGCAGTGGCAAGAGCACGGTCGCCTACCACATCCTGGCCGAGACACAAAGGCGCAACGGTATTGCGATCCTGATCGACGCCGAACACCGCTACAGCCGCGACCGTGGAGAGCGGATCGGCCTCGACCACAGCCGCCTCGTCACGCTTACGCCGACGACAATGGAAGAGTGTTTCCAGGACATCGAGAAGATCGTCGCCTATGTCCGTGAGGAGGACGCCTCGCGCCTGGTCTGCATCGCCATCGACTCGCTGGCGGCACTTCCTACCAAGAAGCAGATGGAGGCGGAGATCGACGATGCCATCCAACCGGGCGGAGCCGCCCGCCTGGTGAGCCGGGAGTTGCAGAAGATTACGGGCCTCATCTCCAAGTACGACATCGCCCTGGTGGTAGTGAACCAGCTCCGTCAGCACATCGACATATCCGGCGATCCGCGGAACAGGGAGCGCCGCAAGGTCATGCGTAACCACGCCATGATCGCAGAGGGCCCGCTGGTCTACTATGGCTCGCTCTTCATCTACTTCGTCAGCATCGGGTCGCTGGGGGAGAAGGAAACCCCCACCGGCATCACCGTGCGGGCCGACATTCGCAAGAACAGTATCGCCCCCGAGGGGAAGCGTGTCACGTTCGACATCGACTTCCTGCGCGGAGTGGATCAGGATGGGTCCAAGCTCGACCTCCTGGAGCGCCTGGGGGTTATCGAACGGAACGGCGCTTGGTATGCCTACGGGGGTGCCAAGTTTCAGCGGCGTGGTTTTTCCGCCTTCCTAGAAGAACACCCCGAGTTGGAAGGTGCCATCAGTCAGGCGCCGCTGCTGTGGCTGGAGGGATGATGAGCAAGTCGCCGGTGGTTCTAGAGTTCGATCCCGCCAATCATACCTACTATCTCCGCGGTCTACCTGTACCCAGCGTGACCCAGGTTATAAGCCGGGTCAACGATTTCCTGGGGGTCGATGAGGAGACACTGCGGACAGCCCAGGAGCGCGGCGCGTTAGTCCATCGGGCCACCGTCATGTACGACCAGGGGGAGTTGACCCTAGACGAACTGAAGGCAGACCCGGAACTGTGGCTGTACGTTAAAGCCTGGGCCGACTTCCGGCAGCAGACCAGCTTCGAGCCGTTGGCCATAGAGGCCCCCGTCTACTCCCGTAGGCACCGCTACGCCGGAACCATCGACCGCGTGGGGCCGATCCGCGGCGTCCTTTCAATCATTGAGATCAAAACTTCGGCCGCGGTCAACCCGATAACGGCCCTTCAACTGGCCGCCTACCAGAATGCCTACAACGAGGGCCGGTCGGCGGCGGAGAAGGCCAAGGAGCGGTGGGCCGTGCAACTTTCTGGCAAGGGCGCCTATTCTCTTTATCAATACAAGGATGCCGGAGACCTTTCGACATTCCTGGCGTGTTTACAGATTCACAACTGGCGAGGGAGATGGACATGACAACAGGGACTAACGCGGCAGAAGAAGTGGCCACCGCCGCCACCAACTCGGCCCAACTGATCCTACGCGAGGCGCAGGCCCTTGAGATCCTGACGCCTGAACACTATGAGAACGCGGCCGCGCTATTGAAGGGCGTCAAGAGACGCGCCGGCGAGATAGAGGAAGAACGAAAGCGCGTCCTGCGGCCATTGGATGAGGCCCGCAGACGGATAATGGAGCTCTTTCGCCCAGCGCAAGAGGTTCTGGCCCAGGCCGAACACTACATCAAGCGGGCTGTTCTCGACTACCAGACCGAACAGGAGCGGCGCCGCGCCGAGGAAGAGGCCCGGCTACGTGAGCTGGCCCGCAAGGAGCAGGAGCGCCTGATGGCCCGGGCCCAGAAGGCCGCTGCCGTCGGCAAGGACGAGCTGGCAGAGACCCTGGAGGAGCAGGCACAGTCCGTCTACGTCCCTGTCGTGGTCTCGGGCACACCAAAGATCTCCGGCCTAGTGACGCGCCAGAACTGGCATGCCGAGGTCACGGACAAGGCGGCATTGATCCATGCCGTGGCTGAGGGCAAGGTGCCGGACGTGGTGCTGGAGCCCAACATGGTAATCCTCAATGCCCAGGCCCGCGCCCTAAAGGAAGCCCTAGACTACCCGGGCGTCAAGGCGGTCGCTGATCAGACCGTGGCGGCCGGCAGGGACAGAGACCCCATTCCACCTACACCGAGGACCTAGAGATGAAGAAGAGCTGGTTGGATCACATTGGGCCCAATCCCAGCACCAGGCATCGGCATCACTGCTTCGCCGCTGGCTACAAGGCGGGCCTATGGGATGCGCTCAACTATCTCCTCGACTTCGAGAGACCGGCCATTATGGACGGGGTGCGCGTCTTCGCAGTGGATGGGGCCTCTATCCGTGGCGCCATCACCGAAGTCGAACGCACGGGCGAATTGCCCAAGGAGCAGGCAATTGCGGATTGCGGGAATTGACCCTGATACCCATTCGATCACGGCCTTCGTCGTAGAGGAAGATGGCCAGTCGGATCAGTATCTCCGGCTCCGTTATCGGTTCGAGGCCAAGGGTCGGCGAGCGGAAGATCGCTTCCTAGCCCTGGTCGCCGATCTGCAAAAGAACCTTCCAAGCACGTTCCTGGCCACCTGCGACTACATCTACGTGGAACGGCCGTTTGTAGGACCAAACCGCCGTGCTGCCATTGATGTAGGCATGGTCGTAGGCGCACTGCGGGCCGAGTTAGAACGTCTCGGTGTCCCACACTCTCTGGTAGATCCCGCAGTCTGGAAGACAAATGTCCTGGGAACCAGCCGCGTCAGCAAGGAAGAGATCAAGGCATGGGCCATTGTTCGGTTCGGGCTAGAGGACAATCTGGCCCAGGACTATTTCGACGCGGCCTGCATTGCAGCCTATGGCCTAACGAGGTTTACAGGTGGAAACGGGAAACGGCCAAGATAACATGGAGAGGAGCAAAGAAATGCCCGCAGAAGGAAACAACGCGGTACGGGACCATAGGTACGCTGCCAGGTCGCAACAAGAAATCGGAAGCGCGATTGTGTGTCTATATGATCGGGGCTTCCGTCTGTTTTCCATCCGAGACATACCTACCCCTGATTCTGGGCCAGAGTACCTGGTTACGGGTTACAGGAACCGGGAAGAAATGAATGCCGTACCGCGAGAGGTCTTCGTCTAACATGGTAAACGGCCACCGCTGCCCTAACGGTAGGCCGCATCGCTGGCTTATCGGCAAGCCCCGCCACGTGTCGATACCGGACGAGACGGGGATCTACGAGTTGACCCATCAGGTCTGCCGCAACTGCAAGGTCGAACGGGACAACCTGTGTCCCCTCGCCCGCGAGACTTGGGTGAGCGGGGCCATCGATCCCACCCCGCAACCGAACCCGTTTGCGCGGTTCGGGATGCACATTGAGGAGACAGGTGAGTGATGCCTGGTGCCCCTCCAGACTGCAACCTCTGTCCCCTCCTCGTCCGTAGCCGCTCGCGGGTAGTCAACGGCCGCGGGTCCCCGGGGTTCATCATGCTCATTGGGTTGGCCCCGGGAGAAGAGGAGAACCGCCAGGGCAAGGCGTTCTGCGGCCCGAGCGGCCAGCTCCTACGCCTTCTCTGCGAGATGGCAGGGGTTCGGCCTGCGGACATCTACCTAGCCAACGCCATCCGTTGCCACCCGCCCGGCAACCGGCGCCCGAAGATCGAGGAGATGCGACACTGCCGCCCCTATCTCATTGAGGAGATCCAGACGGTGGCCCCGCTGGTCATCGTCACACTGGGAGATGTGGCCCTCCAGGCTGCCTACGGACGGGCAACCACATTGGGTTCCGTCCTCGGCCAGACCCTCACTCAACCAGAAACCGGCATCCCACTCATACCTAGCTATCATCCGGCCTTCCTACTCCGCGGCCAGTGGCAGGTCGCCGATGTGGTCAAGGAGCATTTCGAGAAGGCCCTTCGTATTGCGAACGGAGAGCTGGGTCAGCCCCGCCTTGGTGAGTACCTCGCCGTCACCGACCTGGCCCAGCTCCACGTTCTCCACGATTACCTGCTCCATTCGGATACGAAAGAGCTGGCCTTCGACACCGAGACCATGGGCCTAGACTGGCGGAAGGACGAGCTTCTCTGCATCAGCTTCTCCACGGAGGCTGGCGAGGGGTTCGTGGTGCCGCTGCTCTCGCACAAGAACGTGCCCCAGCCCGAGATCCCGAAGGGGCGCAAGACGGCACCGCCCTGGGCGGTGGATTCCCACTGGACCGAAGAGGAATGGCCGGAGGTACTCCGGCTCCTGCGGGAGATCTTCGCCAGCGAGACGAAGAAGGTGGGGCAGAACGTCAGCTTTGATTTGAGATTCCTAGAGAGAAGGCCGGACTGGCCGTTTGTGTCCGCAGCCACGGCATTCGGCTTTGAGGTCAACGGCGTCCTAGAGGACACGATGCTCTTGCACCATGCAGTCGCTGAGGCGGCCATGCCGCCCGAGGCCCGGCGCACCAAACGCAGCAGTCTTGCGATCCTCACTGCCATCTACAGCGACCTGCCCTACTACGAGGAGGAGATCACCCAGGTCACGTCCAACAAGCGCAAGATGACAGAGGCACCCGATGAACTCCTCTGGAAGTACAGCGCCGCCGACGCCGATGCCGTACTGCGTATCGCCCCACCGCTGCGGGAGAAGGCAAGGAAAGAAGGCACACTCTGGGCATCCGAACAGATCATTCAGCCCCTCGTGCGGTGCTGTTGGGAGATGGAGAAGCGCGGCGTCCTGGTGGACATGGACTACTTCAACAAACTCTGTGCCCACTACGCCCAGCGTGTGGCGGATGCAGAGGAGCGGCTCTGGGCCGTACCTCTCCCCGAGACCAAACCCGGTTGGAAGTACCTGGACTACAAGAGTCTCCAGCGGGTTCTCTTCTCTGAGTTGAAACTGCCCAGCAGCGGCTACAAGACCGACAGCGGACGTGGCTGTGAGGCCTGCGACGCTGGCCTGTGTTTTGAACATGAGCAGACCGGACACGACGCCCTCCAGGCCATCCAGAGCCAGAGCGACCACCCCATCATCCCCATCCTGTTGGAGTTGAAGGAGTTGCGGAAGGCCCAGGGCACCTATCTCGACGGGGGCCGTGGAGGATTCCTCCGGCACATCGAGGCCGATGGGCGCATCCGATCCCAGTACCGGGTGGGGGGTGCCGAAACATCCCGCCTCAGCTCCGCCGAGCCGAATATGCAGAACATCCCCAAGGATGTGGTGATCCCAGAACTGAAGACCCAGGACGCATTCCGCCGGATGTTCACAGCCCCAGCAGGTTTCGGCCTGATGACGGCGGACTGGGGCCAGGCGGAAGTGTGGGGGTTGGCCTATATGGCTGGCGACGAGGCCTTACTCCAGGTGCTAATGGCTGGGCGGGATGTCCATACCTACATCGCCCGTGGCGTCTGGCCCATCGATCCCGAGTTGAGTGACATGGAGTGGCGGGACATCCATGCCGACCTTCGGCGGGCCGGCAAGACCCTGGTGTTTGGCATTGGCTACGGTCTCACTGACGAAGGCATCGCCGAGCGCCTTAACTGCTCTGTGGAAGAGGCGGGCGAGGTCAGGGCTCGGTACATGCGTGTCGTGGCCTCCCTGCCCACGTTCTTCAGCCAGGCCCGGCGAGACGTGATAGAGCGGGGGTATCGGGAGAACATCTTTGGCCAGCGCCGCCACTTCCCGCCGGCTGCCCTACTCAAGGCCGTGCGCCGGTACAACGATTTGGAGGGACTAATCCGAGAAGGCATCAACTACCCAATCCAGTCAGGGTGCTCGACGCTCCATAGCGCCGCGCACCGGCTTTCCGAGTTTCATCCCGCCCTGCGGAAGCGGCAATGCTATCCGGTGATCTCAGTCCACGACTCCATCACCTTCGAGTTCTACTGGCCGGACAACGCCTATGCAGAACAGACGGCGCGGATCATCAAGGAGTTGTGGGAAGAGACGGCTAAGAACCTCATCCTACCGGACGGGAGCCGGCTCGGCTGGCAGATTCCGGTGGACATCGAGTTCGGGAAGACATGGGGCGATCCCCTTGTCAAGTTGATGGCTAAGGGAGATATACTCGAAGTGTGAGAAGGCCACCTGACGAGCGGCGAGGCGTCAGGATCCGGCATCAAGCGAAGGGAGAGAGAAGGTGGGCACACCTCGCCCGCGCGGTAGCGCGACAGCTACCCACGAACAGACCAATGGCCTCGAAGAAGTAACATTCCGGATCACCGGAACATCCCCTCTACTACAGCATTCGCCGGCCGCCTATAAAGTACGCAGGACCCGGCACGTAAACGAAATCCCCACACCCGAAGACGAAGCCGAGGATGGGGCTTACCGTAATGATGACGGGAGCCTCTATGTCCCATCCAAGTGGCCCCGTGCCGCTCTCATCGAGGTAGCGAGCGGACATAGGTTCGGCAAACTCGCCGCCCGACGGGTTCTTGCCGGTGGACTCCGGTTTGAGGAAGAGCGGCTCCCTCTCCGAAACGGGGATGGGAAGCCCATCCGCGACTATGTGATCGACATCCAGCGGGTCGTGGTTCAGCGCCAAAGCGTGCTGCGGGCACGGCCGCGGATCAACTGCCCGTGGACGCTCACCTGGACCATACATTACACCCCAAAGTTGATCTCCTCTGAGCAAATCCTGAACTTCCTCCAGCTTGCTGGAGAGATTGTTGGTATCGGTGACTACCGGCCAGCCCGTGGCGGCTGGTTCGGTCGCTTCGTCGCGGAGATCGTCCGCGAATAGTCTAGCGTGGCGTGGCATGGCTCGGCATGGCAAGGCGAGGCAGGGCAGGGTAACAAACTATAACCCCATAAGCCTACCGAGGCACGGCATGGCAGGGCGGGGCAGGGCAGGGCGAGGCAGGGCAGGGTAATAACCCACACCAAGGGAGGCATCCATGGAAGGGCGAATCATCCGTCTGCCAGAGAAAAAGTTGTATCTGGCCCCCATCTCGGACATCCAATTTGGGCAACCGGGGTGTGACGTAAACAAGCTCGCGGCCCACGTCCAATATGGTGTTCGGCACCACTGGCGCTTCGTCGGCGCAGGGGACTACATCGACTTCGCCTCTCCCTCGAATAGGACACGCCTGCGGCAGGCGGCACTCTATGACTCCTCCCAGGAGCTAATCGAGAACGCCGTACAGGACATCACGGATCGCCTGTACGATGAGGCGCTCCGCCCCTCGAATGGCCGGTGGCTGGGACTCGTGCAGGGCCACCACTATGAACATGTGGACTATGCCCGGACGTGCGACCAGTACCTCGCGGGGAGGCTGGGGTGCGATTTCCTGGGCGACGCGGCCATGCTCTTCATCTATTTGGCCGATGCACCCCTGCCGATACGGGTCTTCGTCCATCACGGCGCAGGTTCCGCCCAAACTACCGGCGGGTCCATCCCGCGGCTGGAGCGCATGGTCCTGGGCCATGACGCGGACATCTACATCGTGGGCCACAACCACCGCAAGTTTGGAATCCCAGAGGATCGCCTGTGTTGGATCCATGATGCCGAGGACGACACGCTGAAACTGCGGCACCAGACAATCGTCATCGGCTTCACCGGCGGATGGCTTAAAGGCTGGGAACAGGGCTCCAACTTTGAGGGCCGGCCACAAGGGGGCTACATCGAGAAACACATGCTCCGGCCCATCCCCACCGGCGGGCTCCTCATAACGGCAGAAGTCGTGCGGGAGGACTGGGGCTGGCGCCGGGACATTTTCGTAAGTGCTTAATGTGGTCTGGTGGGGTTAGGCAAGATCTGGTCTGGTGGGGTCTGGTAGGGTGAGGAAAAATCAAACCAACAGGAGGGGAGAGACGTGAGGATCTCTTTATTTACTACGGTGGGCTACAACACCTTCGGCCTGGGGCTCAATCTCGACTGGACGGAGGACGAGGCTGGCTTCGAGTTTCAGCTCGGGCCCCTGAATGTCTGGACCGCCAAGGGCTGGGGCTGGACGGTCAGTTTCCTAGGCCGGAAGGTCTTGGAGACGCACACACCGTAGATGCCGCGCTTCGGCTCCCTGTTTGCGGGGATCGGCGGCGGAGATCTCGGACTGGAACGGGCGGGCTGGTCATGTCTGTGGCAGGTGGAGATAGACCCTTGGCGACGAAAGATTCTGGAGCGGCACTGGCCGGACATGCCTCGGTGGGACGATGTACGGACATGGCCCCCTACGGATTGCCTAGAGGAGGCCCACGTTGACCTCATCATCGGCGGCTTCCCCTGCCAAGATCTCTCTGTTGCAGGTAAACGGCAGGGACTCGCTGGCGAGAGAAGCGGACTATTCTTCGAGTTCGCCCGTGTGGTCTCACTACTCCGGCCCCGATGGCTGCTTGTCGAGAACGTTCCTGGTCTCCTGTCTTCGCACAAAGGTCAAGACATGGGCATCGTCCTCGAAGCGTTTTCCGACCTCGGGTATGGCTTGGCGTGGCGAGTGCTGGACAGCCAGTATTTCGGAGTCCCCCAGAGACGCCGCCGTATCTACATTGTCGGACATCTTGGAGCCCCATGCCCACCCGAAATACTCTTTGAGCCCGAAGGCGGCGGCGGGGATTCTGAGACGGGCGGAAAGGCGGGGGAAGAAGTTGCCGCCCCGCTTGGAGCAAGCACTACTAGCTTTGGCGGACGTAGAAATGACCTCGACAACGAAACCTACGTCCTTACTGGATTCCGAAGTGCAGAATCGGGAGCCAATACACTCGGAGCCTTCAAGTCAGATACAGCGCCGACGCTCGACCAGGAAGGACTGCACGCCATCGCCCAACCCCTGTGCTCCAACCGCTGGGGAGGGAGCGACAGCCACGGAGACGAGGGGAATGTCGTCCTTGAAAGCCGAAGCCGGGGAGGCGAATCGAGAACCTTTGACAAACCTAACCTGCGAGCCTCCTATGGGGACGGCAAGGGTGGCCAGCGTGTGCCCTATGTCTGTGCGCCGACTGACCCCGACGGAGTGCGAGAGGCTACAGGCGTTCCCCGATGGCTGGACCCATGTCCACGGTGCCCCGATGGCAGGCGATACGCCGCCCTTGGGGATGCCATGACGGTGAACGTGGTGGAGTGGATCGGGCGGCGACTCCTATCTGCCCACCAAGAGCTTTACGGAGGGAGAGAATGTGTACCTTCGAGGAATACGGCGGCGACCGCCGCTTCCTAGAGAAGTTGCGACAGATCGCCGAATTACACGCGGCAAAACAGGCCGACTATGGCCAAGGACACGATCCCTTCGCCAACCTGCGGGCCAGCCAGGAGTTCGGCGTGGAGCCCTGGGTGGGGGCAGTGATCCGCCTCAATGACAAGGTGACGCGGATCAAGTCGTTCATCGCCAACGGGGTTCTGAAGAACGAGTCGGTGCAGGACTCCCTGCTCGACATGGCCATTTATGCCCTCATCGCCTTGATCCTATTTGAGGAAAAGACACTGGGCCTGGAGGAACACCAGCCATGAACCAGGAACTAATAGCACATCCCCACCCGGAGATACAGGCCCCCGAAGAGGTCGTCGTGCTGGTGGATGGCATCCCAACTCACCCCTGGATCCGAGAGGTCATCCTACGGCTGATTGTTGACTCCGGCTTCCGCCTATGTGGTATGCGCCTCCTCCGTGGGTTACGGGAGATATTGCATGAAGAGGAGCCTGGGGAGGAAAACCAGCCGTGAAAATCTACCTGGCCGGCCCGATCCGGGGCCTGAGCTACCACAGGGCTACGGCCTGGCGTGAGGAGATACGCCTCGCCCTCGAAGATTTGGGGCATCGGGTAGCCGACCCCATGCGCGGCAAGGAGTTCTTGTCCGAAGAACGGGTCATCCGCGACGCCTATGAAGATAACCCGCTGTCCTCAACCGAAGGCATCTATGGACGCGACACCTTCGATATTACCCAGTGCGACGTGCTCCTGGCCAACCTGCTCCACACGGACAACAGGGTGAGCCTGGGTACGGTGATGGAGATCCAGTTGGGCCGCGACTTGGGCAAGTACGTCCTGGTCATACTGGAGAAGGGCAACATCCATGACCACCCATTCGTCCGTAGGGCGGCATCCCTGATCGTCCATGACCTGGAGGCAGCGATCCATGTCCTGGCCGTCCTCGGGGGACCCTACATCTAAAGGAGACCACCGATGACCACCGCAGCAGGCATCTGGGCCTGGCACAACCAGTACAACACCCTACCTCTGGCCAAGTGCGTCGAGCGCGCACAACGTGCCAAGTTGGAGGGCGTCATCGTCAAATATGGGTTGCCAGAAGCGGAGAAAGCCTACGCCGCTGCCGGCATCCGGTGGGCCACGGAGCGGTTCGCCTACGCCGACAGCCCTATTAGTGAGGGCAACAAGTTGGCCGACGCCGTAGATGCGGGCGCCTGTTTTGCCGTCATCAACGCCGAAGAGGGCGGTGGTTGGGGTCCAGCCACGGCAACCGGCCCGGCGATGGAGCGCCTCATCGACACATTCCGCATCCGCCACTCTGGAGCACCGCTCTATGCCTCCATCGACACCCGCGGCGACCGCCTCAGCCACCCCTACCAGCAGGTCATGTTGGAGAGGTGCAACGGCATCATGCCGATGATATACCCCGGAGCCTTCCGCCCCTCTCAGCCCGGCGGCTACATCGAGGAGGGCATCGCCGACTGTCTCTGGAACAAGGACTTCCGGCACCTGCCGGTCTTCCCAACGCTTCAATCCTACTCCTGGGAGTACCCCAAGGGTTCGGGCCAGATCCATGCGATGGGGCCATTCGGTATCAGCCGACAGGCCGAGTTGTTGAAAGTCTACGGTGGCCTCATACAGGGTTTCCAATTCTATACCATCCACCATGCCACCGACGCCGAGTGGGAGGAGGTCTGCAAGGTAGTGGCTGCCTGCTCCGCGCCGCCCCTGACAACAGCAACCGAGTTGGAGCTACGAAAGGCCTACATGGATCTGGCAGGCAAGCTAATGGCCTTCCAGCCCGACTCCTTGCAGCAGGTCGTGAACGTCGCGGCCGCCTTCCTAGGAACGAGGCCAACTTTATGACCGACGACGACAAGGCCCTGGTGCCGGCAGAGGAACCCTCTGGGGGCTCGCCTATCCACCGCGATGGGCAGGGGCTCATGCTCGAACAGCGCCGGTTCCTCCAGGAGTTGGTCATCCAGGGCAGCTTCAGGAAAGCCTGCAAGGCCCTGGACTTCAAGGAGCACCGGATCCGCCGGTGGCTTCGGGAGGATTCCGCCTTCAAGGACGCCTACGACGATCTCTTCGGTCCCGAAGACCTGGAGGTGAGCAAGAAGGAGATGCACCTCCTGGCGGCCAAGGCGGCGGGCCTGTACGAAGATGCGCTGGAGGCCATCCGCCTCTTGAAGGTAAATGTGCAGTGCCCCCACTGCAAAGAGAAGTTTGACCTCGACACCTCCCGCCCGGACTGGAGAATCCGAATGCGGGCGGCCGAGACCATCCTGAAGGTAGCCAAGCTACTCCAGGAGACCAAGGAGATCAAGGGCACGATGCTCAATGTCCAGTTGACCGGGGATGAGATCCTCGCCCTGACCGCCTACAAGGCCGGGATGTACGTGCCGGAGGCTGTACTGGCCCGCCTACGGGAGAGGGGGATCATTGTCTAAGCACAGCCACGCCTCCCTCCGCCGCCTGCATGTGGTTCGTTACTGCACCAGGTCGGAGGAGAAGATGATCCATGACGCCGGCCACCTGGCCAACCGCCTGCTGGCCATTGACGAGGCTCGGCTGCGGCGCTTCGGTCGCCGTCTGCTCAGTCCCGGCCTACGGCAGGCTGTCACTCTGCTGGTGGTGGAACCATGACTCGTTCTTGGGGTCCGGTACATCAGACGCCAGAGGAAATGGCCGCCTACCATAGGGGACAGGCTGAGGCCCTTGATGCTGTCCTTGTTCTGCTGCGTAGGTTATTTGCGAACAGGCCACCCAATGTCTCAGATCATCCTTGTTACCTTGCGGCTCGCCGAGGCATGACGAGGGGCTACTTCTATGCCATCGGGCAGGTACTCCACTTGAGAGAAGGCCATAACATCAATCAACGAATCAAGGCGGCTCTCAAAAGCAAGGGGGTGCCATGACCCGACCATACACGACACACCTGGCCGACAGTACGAAAGGCACCCGCGTCCTGATGGCTTGGCTCCAGGAGGTCGGTGGCGACGATGCGGATCCTGTCGGCGTAGCTATAGACGACGAACAAATCGCCCTAGCCCAGGGGGAGCAGGTCTACCTCATCGGGCTGGACGATGACGGCTTCTTCTCGCGGGCCGCACTCGCGGCGGCCATCATGGGCGCAGCGCCGCCCCGGCTGGTGGCGATAGACGCCGAGGAAACCCTAGTCCGGCTGGCCAACACCCTAGCCCCGCATTACCCGCTCGGCGAGTTCTTCTCCAGGCTGGCGGCCTGTATGTTGGGCGACCTCCGCGCCTGCATTCACACTGCCGATCATCCTGCACCACCGAGGGGCCTCCCCCTGCCGGATCAGGCCTACACCGCCCGCCTGCTTGAACCGCAATATCAGTGGGAGTGCTTTGTTCCTGAGACGCGCATACTCACGGTCGATCTTCGCTGGGTGCCCCTTGGAGAAATTAAGGTGGGCGATGAGTTATTGACTTGCGAAGAGGAATCTCCGCGGTTTAATCAGCAACGGCAATGGCAGACAGCTACGGTGCTGCATGTACAAACCTCCCAAGCTGAGGTCAGAGAGTATACCTGCGAGGACGGTACTTCTTTTCAAGCAACCCCCGACCATCCGGTTTTAGCCTATAGCCCCCATAGTTTCAATCGGACTTGGCGATCGCTCGATATTGTTGATCGTCACGGAGGGCGCCTTGCTAAAGCCTTATCTGTTTGGGAGGATGACGATTCTTGGGAGGCGGGGTGGTTGGCCGGACTTTTCGATGGAGAAGGCCATATCTGTGCGGCAACCCCGCTACCCTCCACAGGAAAGAAGCGGGGAAGAAATACTAGCAATGGCTGGAGAATAGGCATAGCGCAGAATCGCGGTGCTACTTTACGTCGGATAGGGGCCGCCCTCGCCCTCCGACAGTTCCATTTCCGCGACATCACACCCCGAGACCGCTGTGCTCGCTTGCAGATTCAGGGGGGTTGGGGAGAACTTCTGCGTCTGCTAGGAAGCATCCGCCCGCCCCGCCTCTTGCATAAAGCGGCTTCTCTATTTCACGAGCGGTCGCAGCAATGTCGCACTACACCGACCCGGCTGGTACAAAGCCGTCCGATAGGGGTTCGTACTGTGGTGGATGTCACAACCAGTACGGGAACTTTCATAGCCGAGGGGTTCGTAGTCCACAACTGCCCAAAGTTTTACTTCGCGGTCTCGGTGCCGTTGGCTCGTATCCGGGCCGAATGGCGTCTGTTCGGGCTGGAGGCCCCGGCCGATTGGTGGGTTTCATATTCCGATCTCTGGCTAAGATCCTTGCTCCACTACACCGGCGACCCGACGCTCTCCTGGCTCTTCAACTCCGGCGAGGATCCGGTGATGGGCCTCTCTCGGATGTTCGAGTTGGGCACAGAGACGACAAGGGCTGTCCTAGTGTGGCACATCTGCGGCCGCTCTATAGACGTGATGGCGGACACGGCGCCGACGCTGGTGGATCGTCTGCCGGACAACCTGCCCGAGGTTGGCGACCTGTGGAACAAGCGGATGCCTAGCTTATGGCTGGGGATCACACAGTTGATGGGCTCCTACCAGAGGGACAGGCTGGCCCGGACCCTGTACGGACGTAAGTTTCGCGGCGGCCGACACCCTGGCGCCGCCAGCGCCTTCACCATCCTGGGCACTGTTCAGGACCTTTTGGAGGTGGCCGCCGTCACATTCCACAATAACCGGCCCTCCCCTGCCATAATGATAAAGGGAGTAGACAGTAACCCTTTATCTTCGGTAGCACGGGTGTTGGGCACAGGGTCAAGAAACACTGAGGAACACGAACAATGGCTAAACGACCTGAGACCACTGGCGACACTGGCGGAGCCCCTGGCGGCGATCCGGCTGGAGGCGACCGTCGTGGACGGAAGGCCCTCCCAAGGGGCACCGGCCGCAGAGAGTCCTACTACTGTCTACAATGCGGACATCCCCGGCACTATCGTCGAGCAGAACTACACCGGTGCCAACATTGCGCCAATATCCAAGCGGCGCAAGGGAAACAGCTCACGCCGGTCGAGGCGGCTTGGGTTGGGGCAATGATAGAAGGCGAGGGAACCATTGGTATATGGGAACGAGATCCTTATCGCCGCCATTATCGGAGGGCGCATCTGGGCGGGCGCCTCATCCGAATAGGCGTTGCCGTTACGAATACGGAAATTGAAACCATTGCAACACTCCTTCGTCTAACCGGAACCGGCTCTGTCTGTTTGGCACGCCGAGCAACACCGCGGCATCAGGCTGCATGGTGTTGGCAAGTCCAGCGCCAAGCATCTCTTAGAGCATTCCTGCCTCAAATAATGCCGTTTCTAACAGGAAAACGGGAGCGTGCAGAGGCCGCCTTGCAGATTCTAGGAACATCGCCGTGGGAAAGATAGAAGAACGTCGTCCAGATAAGAAGAGGGATCAGATCGATCCCCGCGCCATCCGCCGAACTTTCAGGTGGAGACCTGGCCACGAGCCCGACTACGGAGAACCCTCCGCAGGTTGGCAATACATCAAGTGGGACTACTCGGAGCGCCCGGACGCACCGCCGGACCAAGCCAAGGGGCTCGGTGGCGGACCCGAGGCCTTCCCCTGCGACCGCCCCGGCTGTGGAGAGATCATGCGAATCGTCGCCCGCAAGCAGCCGTCGGAGATCATCGAAGGCTCGGACGTGATCCGGCTGAAGGAGGAATATGACCGTGCGGCGGTCAACAGAGATGACATTTTCCTGGTCGCCTGCCCGAAATGTGGGCAACGCATCCAGATTCCCGGCGAGCGGCTGAAGGAATTGCGCTACCGGAAACTCGGGAGAGTGTGATGGAGACCCGTGAGCCGTATGTAACCGAAAAGACGGCCCCTTCTAGGCGGGGGCGCCCGAACCGCCACAACCTCGTGGCCACCGTAGCCACCAAACTGACGCCAGAAGAGGCGGCCGACCTGTCCGCTTGGGCGGCGCAGGAGGGGATCTCAGTCGCAGAGGCCCTGCGCCGGATCATCCGGTTGTTCGCTGTTCGGCCGTTCCACATCAAGACGGAGGCCATCCATGTCCCGCAAGACTAGACGCCCCATCGATCAGGCCAGCCGCGGACAACAACTTGCGGCCATCGACAGGGCCACGAGGAAGTTCCGACTCACCGGCCACCTCCAACTACCCGCTGACATCTGGTCCACCACCAACCTCTTCAAGGCTTTCCAGGCGGAGGCCGACAGCCGCACCGGACTGTTCTCAGCCGTTCTCTCTACCTTGATCGAGGCCCTCGGCTGGTCGGATGGGCGAATAGTCGCCGGCCTGCTGGTGGATTTTCTCAACCGCTACCCAACCGAACTACGGACCCTCCTTGCTGCTGGAATCATCGATGGCCTCGGCATGGTCGTCCGGCGGGACGGGGATTCGATTACGGTTGACATGACCCAGTTGCACGACACTCTAGCCGGTGCCAGCGGCGAGAAGCGGACGCCGGGCGGACTCATTTTGCCAGGGAGGTGAGAGATGGACCCAGAGAAGAGAGACAAAGCGGTTATCCGCAAGCTGAATGCTGAGGCCGCAAAGGCGGAGGCGGAGGCGGTTCGCCTGGCCGCCGAGGCCGAGATGGCCCAGCTCAACGTGGAACGCGAACGCCAGCGGCTAGAGGTGGAGATGGACAAGATCAAGTCTGAGGCCGCCAAGCTGGAGGCAGAGGCCGCGGTTTCACAGATCACTCTGGCGCGGGAGAAGCGCAAGGAAGAGAAAGAACTCGCAACCAACGAGTACCACCACGTCTACCACTTCACCTCGCAAGTGAACGGTTCGACCGTCCAATTCTGTATGGATCGCCTGACCTACTGGGCACGGACTGAGCCTGGGTGCGCCATCGAAATCGTTTTCACGTCCCCCGGCGGCTCCGTGATCGAGGGGCTGGCGCTGTTTGACTTCATCCAAGACCTACGGCGTGCAGGACATCACATCACGACGAAAGCCCTGGGAATGGCGGCCAGCATGGCGGGGATCCTCCTTCAGGCAGGCGACAAGCGGGTGATGTCCAAGGAGTCGTATGTCCTGATCCACGAGATCAGTACGGGCGCCATCGGCAAGATCGGGGAGATCGAGGATGAGGTAAAGTTCGTCAAGAAGATCCAGGGACGCATACTGGAGATCTTCGCCGCCCGCTCCAAAGTGCCCAAGTCCTACTACGCCAAGCATTGGAAGCGGCAGGACTGGTGGCTCGATAGTGCAGAGTGCCTAAAGATAGGCTTCGTTGACGAGGTGCAGTAGACATGCCTAAGAACGGAGACCGCTGGCCGCAGTGGTGGAGCGTCACCTGGACGGTCATCCTCGGATTCGCGTCCATTATCGAGTTTTTACACCTCCGAGAGCAGTGGAACAGGGGGGAGTATAAGAACTTGGTGGGCCCGCTCATTATGGGCATTGGCCTCGGGTACATGGCGAGCGAGAGTTGCCGCGGAGAATGGCCGTAGGTTCGGCCACAAAGGAGAAGGACATGGCCAACATCGACAAGAAACTACTGGAAATCTTGGAGAGGATCGATCCCTCAGTACGCCGGGAGCGCCTGACAGCGCAGAAGGCCGACCTCGAACAGCGGTTCGTGGATGCCTACGCTACCCTGGAAAGCCAGGATCGACTGGTGGAACGGCACCGCGCCTCCGTCGGCGGGAAGCCCACCGCCATGCAGCAGGCCATCCTTGAACAGGCCACAGAGAACCTGCGGCTCCAGCGGCTCCTGGTTGAGCACTTGGGCGCAGAGGTGGAACTCGTCAACGGTCAACTCGATGAGATCCAGAAGGCGGGGTTGCCGAAGCCGAAGCTAGAGCCCGTCAAGGACTAGCGCCCGGGCCTTCGCTTCTGCTTCTTCTTGCTAGGCGTCTTAGGGGCCTGCTTCCTCGCGGAGCGGGCCTCCTTCTGCTTCTTTTTGCTCTTGGTCATTAGACCAGCACCATTACCTTGTCCGCATCCACCAGCGCCGACTTCAACTTCCAAGCCACCTGCCGCAATGTCGGCACCACCCCCTCGGCCAGGTAAAGGTTCGTGCAATTCGCGGCAGGCGCGGCCCCGCCCACCAGCCGCAGGTACGGCGTGGCCGGCCCCAGCTCCAGCAGCCGCACGGTAGTCCCCGCGAGGTTCTCCATTAGAAGGCCGTAGGCGGTGCCAACAGCAGCATCGCTCAAACCCG